CCTCGATGCCACGCTGGATCACGAAGAGTTAATGCTGCGTGCAGCCAACCGTGTTGGTAAAACTGCAACGGCAGCTTTCCTGGCAACCTGCTGGGCGACCGGCAAGTATCCGGAAGGGTGGCAGGGCAAACGCTTTCGCAAGTCCACGCTGGGCTGGGTCGTTTCAATAACCAACGAAACTAGTCGGGATATATGCCAGAAAGAGTTGTTGGGAGATCCGGTCGGTACGGGACTGATACCGGCAGACGATATCCGCAAGGTGAGCTATCGTCAGGCGGGAGTCTCGAATGTTGTGGACATGGTTCGTATTAAACACAAGACGGGTGAATCCCAGATCATGTTCAAGACGGCAGAGCAGACCTGGAGAAAGTTCCAGGGTACGGCCCCGGACTGGATCTGGATAGATGAAGAACCGGATGACTTCCGGATCTACACAGAATGTCTGACCCGTATCATCACCTCTAAAGGTCGATTATTTGTAACCTTTACGCCTCTCCTGGGTGAGACGGATCTGGTCCGTCATTTCGAGGACGGCAAGAAAGGTACCTACGTGCAAACGGCTACGTGGGATGATGCCAAGCACTTGTCCGAAGAAGACAAGTCCCGGTTTATCTCCAGTTATCCCGAGTACGAGAGGGATGCGAGAACCCGTGGTGTGCCGATGATGGGAGAGGGTAGAGTATTCCCGGTGGATGAGGGATCTATCTCTGTACCCGCTTTTGGGATCCCATCTCACTGGACCCGAATCTGCGGAATCGATTTCGGCATAAGTCACCCCGGTGCTGCTGCCTGGATTGCTTGGGACCGTGATAGCGACACGCTGTACGTGTACGACGCTTACAAGCGTGCAAACGAAACCCCGGTCTACCATGCGGATGCAATTAAGAAACGGGGAGAGTGGGTGCCGGTTGCTTTCCCGCACGATGGTCTTAACCGGGAAAAGTCCGGAGGCAAGACACTTCGGGATCACTATGCCGATGCCGGAGTCAATATGCTGGGGATCTCAGCACGCTACGACAAGGACAAAGGTGGCGCACAGCCGATCGAGCCGATCGTGATGGAAATGCTTGAGCGGATGAAGACCGGACGCTTTTACGTGTTCTCCCATCTGTCCGAATGGTTTGCCGAGTTTAGGAATCTACACAGGAAAGAGGGGCGACTCGTCGCTGTGCGGGATGACATGATGAAGGCGACGATGTACGGAATTATGATGAAACGCTACGGTACGACTGACGTTCCGATGCGTGTAGAAAGATACACCCGACCCGTTATGAGTATGCGTGCATGACCCCAACACAATTCGGTGAAATCTTGTCTCGATCAGGTTACGACAACCTTCAGCGTCTCGCACTGCGGGATGGAGAAGGATATTACGCAGAACAGTTTTCCCATGCGGATGATGATAGGGATGAGGCGCATTGGAAAGTTGTTTACGCAATAGGGAACGACGAACAGATGCACATGGCGCAGTACCGGTTTGACTCAATAGGTGTGTCCAGTTACGAGAGGTTAAAACAATCGCGTGAAGACGCGCAGAAACTGCTAGACGACAACCAACAGGTATTCAATTTTGGCTCGACGGTTTGATAAACGAGACTTCGGCAGATTAGCCGAATCGATAAAAGCGGATCTCGATAAGAGAAAGGACCGCAGGAAAGACCTGGAGAAACAGTGGAAAGAAGTCGATCGTCAGGTCGATATGAAACCCTCTCCACGGGAAAAGCGACCAGGGACCGATTGGATGCCGGAGATGGAACTGCCATTACAGGCACAGGCATTGGAAGTCCTGACTGCGGACGCAAGACGACTTCTATTCCCACGGGAGAAGGAGTGGTTCCGTTGTCATGCCAAGTCTACGGACGAATACCTGCGTGCTGTTGAATCCACACTGCTTATCTCCGGGGACGAGTCTGCGACTCCTGTCTCCCCAGACCAAGCTGATCTGAACGCACTCACCCAGGCAATCCTCGCCCACTTCCACGGTCAGTACGATTTCCGTGCTGCTGTGGACTGTCTCAACGTACAAGCGTTCAAATACGGAACCTACATTGGTCATGTCCGCTGGGTTAAACGAGAAGTATTCTCGAATGACTATCGCGGAACCTTCCGGTCACGGGAGGAGATCCCGGTACTTGTTCCCGGAGATATTAAAAACACTTATCTCGATACCTCTGCCCAGATGGTAGCGAGAGAGGGGATGATGATTGCCCCTTCGGTAATCCGCACTTACCGGCAGAAACTGACTGATCTGAAGATGGCAGCGAAAAGCCGGGACACGCAGACGATGAGTGGTGGCTGGATGCCAGCCAATATTGCCAAACTCCATACCGAAGACGGACACGTTCACCTGATGGAGTACGAGGGTGACTGCGTTATCCCCCGCAGCGGGAAGGATGCCTTCCTGCCTAACTGCATCGTTACCCTGGCGATGGGATCCAACTTGCAGGTTGTGAGATACCGCGAGAACCCCTATCCCTTCCGACTTTTTATAACAGGTAACTATCACCTGGAGAGTATGGGTCCATACGGGGTTTCTCCACTTATGAAAGGTGTACCCATCCAGATGGCAGCGTCTGAGGCTTTCAGTCGCACGATGCAAGCGCAGATACTGGAAACGGAACCACCGGTCTGGTGCGACCCGAATGACCAGTACTGGAAGGCGCAGGGTGGCCCGAGGATAGAACCCCGTGCATTGTGGATGTCCCTGACCAAACCGGAACCCGTATCGATCGGCAATGCCGGTGCATTGTTTAACATCTATCTTGGATTACTCAAACAATACGAAGAACTGACGGGTGTTTCATCTCCCCGTTTAGGCGCACAGACTAAATCCCACCAGACCGCATTTGCGATCGATCAGGAACTTGTGCGCGGACAAGCCAGGACGGTGGACTACGTTTCTTGTTTTACTGAATCCCTCGTTACATTTCTCCAGATGGAACTGTCAATGTTACGCAAGGGTATGGGTGAGACTTCTGTCTTTATCCCGCAGTACGCCGGATACGTGGACGTTAACCGTACCCACGTACCGGAACAGGCTTTTATAGAGGTCTTCGGTTCCTCCTCACCCATCGAGCGGAGAGAGCAGGAGCAGAAGGAATTCCAGGCACTTCAGATGCTGCTTGAACTGGATCCGCAGATTAGAGAGATGGGCGGTCGCCCACTTGATTTGGATGCGATCCGTAGAGATGTTCTGAGGCGTGCAAACCCAGCTTTGGATTTAGAGGCGTATCTAGCAGAGGAGCAACCACAAGTTGAACAACCAATTCCCCCAGGACTACCACCAGGAATTGCCCCCGCACCTCCGGGAATTCCTGGGCCACCTCAGATCGACCCCGGACTTTTCCTCTCTGCTTGACCATATAGCAGTTACGGATGTACCGAGGTGGACACCAGATGCTTCTGAAAAGAAGTGGATATTCGATTCCGGAAGACGATCCGGAGAGCAATTCATCATCGACCTACTAAGGGGTAATCATGGCTGAAGAAAAGGCACCAGAAGCAGTAGAACCACAACAGGAAGAATCGCTGGACGACATCTTGTCTGACTTCGATCAGCAGATGCAACCGCAGCAAGCACCACAGCAGGAACCAGTGGAACATGACCGGCTGGCGAATATCGAACACTATGTTCACCAGCAGCAGCAGAGTCAGATTCGTACTGAAATAGATTCTGAGATGGGCAAACTGCGTGGGTTGAACGAGACTCTTTCAAACCTGTCCAATCAGGATCTGGAAGGTCTGGTAACTGCTCGGGTCCAGCAGGATCCAAGAATTGGAAACGCATTTGCACAGCGTCACTCCAACCCCGGCGCATGGGACAAGGTTATGCGCGGAATGTCCCAGGACATTGCCAAAATATTTGAACGTCCTGATCCCGGTGTTACTGCGGATCAGACTGCGATGCGTGCTGCGGTCGAATCCCAGCCCGACATCTCAGAACCAGATGCACCCAGTACAAAAGACTTAAACAACATGAACGATGCTGAGTTCGCTCACTACAAAGATTCGCTCATGTAAAAGAATCCGACCTTCTCGATACCACGGGTGGCATGAGAGAGGGGAAGAAAACTGAGAACGTACACCGATACCGAAACCGGCATGAGGTGCAACAGGACCAGTTCAACCTCAACACTTCGCAATATATATAAGGAGTAGTAAATGGCTAGTCCCATTACCACTACCACACAGATTGCGGGTCCGGTTAACGTAGTTTTTCAACAGACTCTGTTGAGAAACGCGAAAGCACGCTGCCCGTATTTTGTAGGTAGTGTCCCGGCTGAAATCCGGGAACACACGGGATCCTTCACCGCTAAATGGCGTAGGATCGAAAACCTCACCCCGGTGTCTGCTGCACTCTCACAACTGACCGGTAACGTCGCGTTTCCAACGCGAGATGCCGTGCAGCCGAGTGTGACTGACATCACACAAGCCGTCTCCAAGTACGGTAACTACATTCTGCTTAACGAAGAAGTTGACCTTGTTAACTTCACCGGACAAGCGGACAAGTTGGTTGAAGTACTTGGTATCAACGCAGGTCAATCCATCAACCGCGTACAACGCGATGAAATGGAAGACAACGCAACCCAGATCTACGCCAACGGCGTGGCAAACCGTGTTTCGGTCGCAACAGCTATCAAGCTGAACGACATCAAGAACGCAGTCAACCAGATCAAACGCAACGATGGTACAGCGTTTATGGCACAGACTGAAGGTTCTCGAAGCATTGGTACCGCACCGATCCGTGAGTCGTTCTGGGGGATATGCCATCCTGATGTCGAGGAAGATATCCGCACTCTGACCGGCTTTAACGCTGTTGAAACCTATGCCAGTCAGACTTCGACTGCGCCGGGTGAATTCGGTGCTGTAGCTGGTGTGCGTTGGTTATCCACTTCGGAAGGATCGATCGATGACAACAGTGGTGTTGCAGTTGGTGCAACCGGCTGTCGTTCGACGGGTGGTGTAACTATCGATACTTACGACAGCGTGGTGTTCGGTAAAGACTCGGTTGGTTCGTTGGGATTTGGTGCTGAACACATCAAAGAAATCTACACTGCGGGAGACAAACTCCCAGCCGTGCTTGCTATCAGCAAGCCTCGCGGTTCCAGTGGTGTAGCTGACCCATTGAACGAACTTTCAACGATGGGTTGGAAGTCCTGGATGGCTGCCAAGATTTTGAATGGCAACTGGATCAGGAACATCGTGAGTGGTGCTACTGACCTCGGTTAAGGTCTAACGGAATAGGGGGACTTCGGTCCCCCTTTTCTTATCGGTTTACATAAGGAGTAATCATGTCGTCATTCATTTTTTCAACCCCAGAATCAGAAAGTATCGGCAGTAACAATCCCTTGCAGCAGATGCGTAGAACAGAATTATTCAACGTCGCTATAAAAAAGGGATTGATCGATCGGGATGCAGCAACCCCGACGAAAGATGAATTAATTTTGCTGATCGAAACAGCACCGGAGCAAACTATTATCTCGCTCGAAAGGGCAAAGACTCTCCGGCATTTCGGTCTGCTTGGACTTTGTAAAAAGGTAGGTATCGAGTGCGATCGGAAATCTACTCGGGAATATCTTTTGGAAGAATATGAGAAACTTCTCAGGGAACTATAATTGGCATATACCCTCTTAAATGCGATCAACCTTTCCTTAAAGCGGGTAAGGATCATACAGGGCGATTCTGGCGACCTAACATCGTTAACCGACAGTAGTCATCAGGCAGACATCGACATTATGGTGCAAGCCTGGAACGAGGTAATCACCGATCTGTACGATGCGGGTCACGATCTTCCTAAAGAAGAGAAAGAGGGAACGATTACTCTGGTTGCAGCGCAGCGTGAGTACGATGTGCCAACCGATATGGATGTTTTATCATCCAATGTTCTGCTTGACCAGACCAACGGGCAATATCTTTTTGAATACCCCGGTGGTTTTGCGGGTATGTTCCAAGACCAATCTCAACCGGCGAGCTACACCGGTTTGCCAATTTACTACTGTATCAACCCGACTAATGGGAAGTTCCGTGTGGATCGAGGCCCGGATACGGGAGATGCGGGAAAGATCTACACCTTTATTTATCGCAAGCGACTCTATATGGATAGCGCAACCGATACCTTCCCGTTTGTAGATACGATCGTCAACGATCTTATCCAGGCAGTTAAAGAAGTCTGGAACCGGGAATCCAAGGAGAAGTTTGACGGTGCAGCGTACCAGAAGAGTATTGCGCGAGGTGCGGACCACATCAGGCAGTTAGATTATCCTGGGAAATATTAATGCTGGAGAATCAACCGGCTAAACCGTTTCAGACGATTCTACGGTTTGGAGGTGGCATTGTAAGTGTCGCGTCCGAAGATGAGATAAAAGAAGTCGAGTGCAGTGCTGGACAGAATTTCAGCATGAGTCTTGATAACTCACATTACAAACCGCGCAAGCCTTTTCAGTTGATGGGGACCGCAACCAACGGTGCCGATATAAAAGGGTTTGCCCAGTTGGTAAAGAAAGATGGCACGATTTCTACACTCGTCCAGGCTGGTACTGAGGTGTATGAGTGGGATGGGACAACTACATTTACATCCAGAGGAACTGTAAATGCGGGTTCCCAGTTGCGCGGACCTTTATCCGCAAACTGGACACTCGACGACAAGGTTCTCATTACAGACCTGGCTAAGTTGGAAGTAGTTAAAGAATGGAACGGTACTGCGCTTTCAGACGTTACCACCAACCTGGGAGCAGATTTCTACGCCAAATACTGTTTTGTTGAGAATGAACGTGCGTGGTTTGGAAACGTAAAAGCGGGTACTGATACACCGCATCTGATAGCGGTATCCAAACTGGAAGATTACGACAATCTTTCAGTAGCTAATCGACCGTCTTCCTCTCTCGGAGCAGACGATCCGTTTTATCTACTCTCGCCTGATCTAAGACCGGTCAACGGAATGCTTGAGGCATTCGGCGCGGTTATGTTCTCGTCCATTCGTGGATCTGTCTTTAAGTTCACAGGGTCCAGCGCAAAGGATTACGCGATTACAGCGTTCTATAACGGATCCGCAGCCACTGGGGATGAAGGGGTTGTCCACGTTGGGAACGATGTCTATTTCGGCAGGGCTGGTGCGATTGAAACGCTGTCCGGCATTCAGACGATCGGTGAGGCAACGGTAGATGATCTAACTCGTTTTATCGCTAACGATGTCGAAACCGTAACCGAATGGAGACTGGTGTGGGATCGGGATACTGCGAAACTCTACTGCTTTCCCAAAGATAACGATGAGATCTGGGTCTTCCAGAAACCGATCTACGACGATGTAGCCAAGAACGCTGCATTAAACAATCTAGGAAAGTTTGTTTCTCCCTGGTCGCGTTATGTCACAACGCACTCTGCGGGATTTCAGCCCACTACTGTTTGGAATATGCTGGATCCTGCTACCGGCACGATGGCAGTCTACTTTGGAGATACTTCCGGCAACATTTACAAGATGGAAGGGGGTAGTCACAACGGAGACGGTGGTACGACAGACTTATTGACAACGAGAACGTCTAAGGCTTTTCAATCCCCACCCGGTCAATTGTTCGACGTAAACGGGTGGATTCTCTATCGCAAACCTTCGGAAGAGGTGAAGGTCACCCTGGTGTTTGAATATGGTGGTGTATCGGTGTTTGACCAATCCATAGAGTTGACCCTACCTGCTCCATCAACGACGACATTTTCAGCGTATGGCAGCGGAACAAGTTATTACGGAAGTGGAACAAGCTACTACGGCACCTCCTTTATCGGTCGCCTCAGTAGACAAGAGTGGAGTGCAGCAGGACGCGCCAGTCAAATCCAAGTCAAAGCGCAAATCGAGGGCAAAACAGACTTCTCGATCGCAGAAATCGGGATCAACTGGTCGGGTTAAAGCACACCCAAAACTGGAAAGACTTCTTAAACGGGGTGGTTATTACCGTTTGATAGAAGAGAGAGATGCACGGTGGGTCTACGCAGCCTATAAGAAAGGTGCGTTTGAATCGATCCGGCGTGATTTAGAACCCCAAGAGTTCCTCGCAGAGTTGTTGGGTCGCAGTGCTAATGCAACTATATATGTAGCAATATCCAATGAAAGGCCGATAGGTCTTGGTTTTATGGTCCCGATCAACTCTAAGTTGACGGATCTGCACGGTGTATGGTTTCCGTGGTCAACACCTAGAGAGGTGATGTCGGCAACCGCACGGTTTATGAACGACCAAAAACATGAAACTTCCCTTCTGATTACTTCAGAAGACCATACGAGAGCTAATTTTATTCATATGTGCAAATACGGACTACTCAGACTCGTGGGCAAGATCGAGAACTATTTTGAAGGTGAACGTGCCGGTCACGTTTTCCAGAGTGTAAGGAGAAGCTAGATGCCTGGATTTACTGCCAGTCAAATCATCCCTGCTGCTGTTTCCGGACTATCAGCACTGAAGGGGATGTCTGCGGAAAAGCGAGGACAAAAAGCACTGGCTCAAAATGTGGACTGGGCCAAGAACCTGATCCCAGAGCAGTGGACAGTCTCGACGCCGGTTGGTGGTGTTGGGATGACCCCAGACGGACGGATGGTTAATGCTTTCCAATCTCCTTTCAGAAACTCCCTTTCTTCGATGATTCCTGGATACAACCAACTCTTCTGGCAAGGTGAGCAGTTCAACCCATTCCAGCAGCAACTAACGGGTCTGGGTGCAGACTTGGCTGGCCTGAGAGATAAGGTAGCTCCTGGATACTCCCAACTGCGCGATGTGCGCCGATCTGCATTGTCGGATGCACACACACAGAGGATGAGTAATCTTAGAAACACGATGAACCAGCGCAGACTCACTGGTTCTTCTTTTGGTAATCAAGCGGAGGGTATAGCAGAAGCAGACTATGCACGCGCACGGGAAGAGTCGGACGCTAAATCTTTTCTCGAAGAGTTCGCAGCGACCACTGGTTTGATTAACCAGGAGGCAGAGATGGCAGGTCGGGCGATGAACGCACTACTTGCGCGGTTAACTCAACAGTCCGGTGCCTTGGAAGGCGCGGGAAGAATTGGAGCAACCGGATTGCAGGGTGATCTTGAGATTATGAATCAGTCACTCGGTGGATTGGCTAGGACGCAGCAGTTCCTCTCAAACATGGCGAACATCATCTCGGGCAATGCAATCGCACAGGGAGAGATGGCATCTCAAAGTGCGCAAGGTTGGGGAACCCTCGCTGGTCAGTTTGGTTCCCAGATGTTTCCTCGAAAGAATCCTTACTTGTCACAGCCTACTTATCTTCCCTATCAGGTTCCTGGGGGTAATGTCTAATGGCTAGATTCGGATCATTAGGAGCAGGTCTTG